GCATCTGCCATCGCCATTTTCGTCTCTTGACGTTTTTTATAAATGTGCGTGCCAGCTTGCAAAGCCATCTTTGCTAAACCAAACCAAGCCATAATTTAATACCAAGTTGCTTTTACAGGTTTTTTGTCAGGACGCATTCTTCTTGTGCCTCTAACATCAACAACCTGTGATTCCATAGGATCAGTTGCTTGGATTTCGACACCACCTGTCTTATAACCGTCTTTTCCAACTCCTAATTCTTTGGTAACTTTAGGTTCTTTAACTTTTTTATCCATAGTTTACTCCTTAAGTTGATTTATACCTATTTTTTCGGAAAGTTTCTACCGAAATCGTGAATCTTACTTGCATCGGCCATTTGTTGTTTAGCTAATGACACTCCAGCACGTAAACCAGCTAGTTCTTCGTTCTGTTCTAGCTTGTCTTGTTGATTTTGTTGGTTCATCATCGCTTTCATAGTGTCTAAATCAAGTCTTGCCTCTTGATTTGCATTTTTATCTTGATCAGCTCTAGCTTTTAAGTCTAATTCACGTGATTTTAGTTTCAATAATGGGTCACCACCCACTTCTGAACTAATTTTATCTTCTTCTTTAGCGTAATCAGCCATCATTTCAGCAATTAACTTCGCTTTTCTTGCTTCAATTTGTGAAGTTATCTGTTGAACACGTTGTGCCATCTGCATTGCTTGTGGATTTTGCTGCATCATCATAGGATTTTGCATCATTGGTCCAATTTGTTGTTGTATCATTTGCATTTCTTGCATCTCTTCGACAAATTCTAATTGAATTTGCTCTTGTGCCATAAATGAAATGTGTTCAAGTATGTTTTTTTGCAGTGCAGCCATCGCAATTGGATTATTTTGCACCATAGAAATAGACATAAAACTTAAATGTGCATCAATATGTGCTTTGTGATCTTGTCCTGGAAACGCTTGAAACGGTTTTCCATTGATTGCCATAATATTTTCTAACGCCGGGTCCATTGGTTGTGGTGGTGCCGGTGGTGGAAGTATAGCATTTACATTTTTCACACCTAGCGCATCATACATTGATCTATATGCTTGATATAAATTATGTATACGAGGGTTTGATTGCGCCAGTTGTAATTGACTTTGAGCCAAACTTATTCTTTGAGTTTGTGAAAATATGTTTGGATCTGCAACAGGTAAAATATCTACTCTGTCATCAAAGTCTGAAGCTTTAATTTCTCTTGAAGCACCTGGTACATCGTATGGATATACTGGTGGTAAATAAGTTTTGAATACTTCTGCTAATAATTTAAATTCTTGTTTTAAACCAACATACATTCTTTTGTGAATTGCTGACATAACCCGCGATCCACGTTCCAATAGTGCAACTGTAGTACCCACTGCAGCCTGTTGATTCATATCGCCAACTTGCATATCAGCGATACTCGCGAAACGTTGACCTGCATTGACAACAATACCCATCAATTGAAGTAATGTTGCATCCGGACCTTTGAAAGGTAAGGTCATAAACTGATCTTTAATATTTCCACCAGGTGCATCTACATCTCTAAACTCACCAGGTTGTAAAGGTTGTGCATCATCTCTAACTCTAATACCACGTGACTTAAATCCAGCTGGTAAGTTTGCTAAAGTTCCTGCATCTAACAATTGTCTTAATGCAGCTGTAGCAGTTCTAGTTAAACCACCAATCATATGAATTAAACCAAAACCATAAAAACCTGTACCAGGTAAAAATTTAAATTGCACAAAGTAATTTATTTTTCTTCTTAGTGGATCTTGTGGATTGTAATTTCTTCTAATAGATAAAACTTTGTTACCAGCTTCTGCAACTGTAACCACATATGGAAGTTTGATCCCTGTTGGTTCACCATCACCACCCACATCTTCATAACCTTCTAAATCTAAATTAGTATGAATTTCATAAAGTGTGTATTGATCTTCTTGACCATCTTTAGCAATTCCTTCTAGTTCTAATTTTTTATCTTCTAATTGATTTTCTGTAACAGGTGGTCTTCCTAATTCTACATCTCTATAAAAACCATTGACTTGTTGTTTTCTTAATTCGTTTTCAGAAATTTTAATTACGTGAATCACTGCCTCTGCATCTTCTAAACTGTTTGCAGAATATGGAACGATCAAATCATCTGCAGGTACAAATTTAGACACGGCTCTACCTAAGAGGGAATCATAATAAACTTTTTTGAAGGTAGAGCCGCTTAGAGGGAGATAGAAAAGCATTTGATCAAACTCTGGTTCATACTCTTTCATCTGATCCATAATTTGATAATTCATAAAATCTTTTACACGTTTTGCTTGCTCCTCTTTTGGAATATCAACCGTACCCATTATTTGGGTTCGTACTGGTCCATCAGCCGGGAGTAACTCTTTATAAGCTTGCGCTTGAAACTGCGTAACAGCTTCAGCAAGTACAGGGTGATTGACACCACTCGCACCTCTAAAGGGTTCAGTTCGTCTCTCATATTTAAATCCTAAAAGTTCTAGTCCGTTTCTATAAGTGTCTTCCCAATCACCTCTAGATTCTTTGTACTCATTGTACTGATCAACCATTTTAAGTCCTAATGGTTCTAAAATTTCTTCTCCTAAAAAATCTGCTAAGTTTTCAAAATGATCTTGGCCACCTTCTTCAGTTACAGCTTTTGGATCGAATGCAATCTCTGCACCACCTTCTTCATCCATCGTAACTTCGATGTTGCCTTGTCTATCTTTTTTCTCAATGATCTCGTCTCTCGCCTCTACTAATTCTTCTTGTTTTGGAACTTCAATAACAGTTTCTGTGTTTGGAAGTGGTTTATCTATTGTAGCCATCTTATTCTATTCCCTTTTGGTTTAACAGGTTGTAGATGAATCCCTCACCATCTTTATATTTTTGATACTGGTCATATGCAGTCATAGCTGTGCTTACTGCAAGTCCCGGTAAACCTGCAAATCTTGTTATACCCCTAATTGTAGCAGGATTCAATCCTAATCTCAACGCTGTATTTAACTTGCCTGGTTCTGCAATACCACTCGCTTTTGCTAAAGGTTCCATTGTTGCAAGACCCAACCAGTTTAGAGGATTGCTTGCAATCTCTGCTGTGCCCTTACCTTCTGCAACTTGTTTACCGATAAAGTAAGAATCTATTGCAGCAACGGGCAGTGGTGCTCCAACACGAGCTAATGATTTAGCTACGTTAGAAAGTACACTTTTGTTAGTCGCAGCTTCTACAGCTTCTGTGCCTGCTGTTACTTTTTCTGGATTAGCTTCAGCCCACGCTTTTATTTGATCTTGATTAACAATGGTAGTTGGATCTGCAGGATCTACAAATCCTCCTTTTACAGAGTCATAAGATAATACTCCTTCTGCTCTTTCCATATAACCAGACTTAGTAGTAAAGTCTTTGAATATATTTCTTTCACTTTTTAACCTATCTGCTTTTTCAAATTCATCCAATTTATATCGTGGAACAATTGATAATTTATCTTGTGTTCCTACAGGATATCTTTCTCCCCCACTCAAACTTTTTGTTTTGTTAACTCTGTTTACGTATCGCTTAAAATCCATAAACTCTTTTGGAGTTACATCTACATATTTTGTTTTACCTAATTTATTTGTGTAAGATGCAGAGGCTACTGGATCTGAAGTAAACCATTGACCTGATAAAAGTTTTTTCTTTGCTTCCGCCTCTGACACATTAAAAGTTTTAGCCATCTCTTTTATAGATGGTCCTGTTCTTAAATTAAATCCTTCACCTCTGTACAGACGAATAAGTTTTTGTGCATCATCTTTTAATTCTTTTAATGGTCCTTTGGTTGCAATAATTTCATTATTTAATTTGATAGCGGCTCTTTCGGGATCTGCTCTTATAATCGCCTCACATTTATCAATTGGTCCACCCAATGCTCTTGTCACCACAGCTCGACAACCACCGGGAATTGATTTTACTTTTTGAGCAAAAGATTTAACAACGTTTTTTTCTATTCCAACTTTGGTTCCAGACAATCCTTGCGATCGCTCTCCTCCAGTTATTAATGTATCCGTAAGTTCAACAACATCCTCTCTAGGAAATCCAACTGCTGTATAAAATCTTTCTAGATTGTCTACGTTTTGATTTATTACATTTTCTCTAAATAACTTTCTTTGCTCTAAAGTTAAATCATTTAAAGTTCTAGCATTAGGATTAATTTGATCTACATTTCCTATTCTAAATGCTGGATCTGTATTAGACATATCTGCATATAAATTTTCAGATTTAAAAACTTCTCCAACACTTGGAATTTTAATATCTATTTTAGGAACTCTTTTTTCTTGTCCTTTTAAATAACTAAAATCCACTCCTTTAACATTAAAAGTTTCTGGATATTTAGATAAGAATGATTTTAATTGATCTGGGTTTTTTAGTAAATTAATTACAGATTTATGATTTACATCTAATTGTTTTTTTAAATCTAAAAGTTTTCTCTGACTTTCTGCGGTTACAGGTTTGTTAACAAGTTTATTTAAGTCTTTTAAAATTTTATCAAAATTAGAATCATATCCTGTTTTTGTTAATACAACTGTATTAACTACTGGGTCTTGATACATAAAAGTAGGAAGAGTATTAACGTTAGAATTTTTAAAAAGTTTAGGATATTTATCTTGAAGCACAACTGACATTGAGTGACCAATATCTTCAACAGCCCTCGGAACATAAACACCTGCTTCTTGAGAGGAAGATCTTATCTGTCCTTTTAAACTTTCAAAAAATTTATGTAAATTAGGATCTGCTTTTTTTTCTAATCCTCTTCTGATTACTTTTTCTTTAACATCACCTTTAACTCTTTTGTCTAGAAAGCCAGTAGACATTTTGTTTATAGTATCTTTAATATCGTATTGTTTTATATTACCAGTTACAACATTACTTTTTACACCTAACTCTTTTAAAGTAAGTGTTAAATCATCTATGTTTCTTTTAGTGGAAGTATCTACTTC